TTCAATGATAATAAGACAGTTGCCATTCTTGCCAATAAGGCAGCAATGGCACGGGAAATTTTATCCAGGTATCAGCAGATGTTTGAGTGTTTACCTGATTGGTTACAGCAAGGAGTTTCAACATATAACAAGGGTGATATAAAACTCGAGAATGGATCCATAGTATTCACGGCAGCAACTTCAACCTCCGGTATTCGGGGTCGCAGTGTTTCGTTATTATACATTGATGAGGTTGCAATTATTCCCAATACAGTTGCCGAGGAATTCTTCACTTCTACTTATCCAACTATATCCTCTGGTAAGACCTCCAAGATTATCCTGACATCCACACCACTTGGATATAACCACTTCTGGAATTTTTGGCAGGGTGCGGAGGCAGGCACTAATGGGTTCACTCCGGTTCTTGTTCACTACTCAGAGCATCCAAATAGAGATGACGAGTGGGCAAGGAAGCAAAGAGCCATGCTGGGCGAGACCAAATTTGCACAGGAGGTGTTATGTAGCTTTCTCGGTTCTTCACTAACACTTATCTCTGCAGATACATATGGGAAGTTGATTTCAAAAGAATTCCTACATACAAAGGATGGATTGGATATATCGGCAACTCCAATCAAGGGCAGCAGCTATGTGATCGTGGCAGATACAGCAAAGGGTGTGGGTGGAGATTATTCTGCCTTTATTATTGTTGATATTACATCGTTTCCGTATATAGTTGTGGGTAAGTATAGAAACAACAGAATTAGTCCCCTTTTATATCCAAATGTGATATATAAAGTGGCAAAAGAGTACAATAATGCGGATGTTTTGGTGGAAATAAACTCATCAGAACAAGTGGTACATATTCTCCACGATGAGTTGGAATATGAGAATATTCTGTATGTTCAGAGATCCACCAAGGGACAGACAGCATCTGCAGGATTTGGTAGTGGTAGGACACAACTGGGTGTGATTACAGACAAGAAAGTAAAACGGATAGGTTGCCAGACATTCAAATCGTTACTGGAAGGCAACAAGATACTACTATCAGACCCAGAGATAATATCCGAGATATCCACCTTCATCGAGCGCAAGGGCACATACATGGCAGATGATGGATATAACGATGATTTAGTGATGACTTTGGTACTATTTTCGTGGCTCACAACGAATCCCTACTTCAAAGATCTTAACAATATTGACATACGGCAAATGCTTTATAAGCAGCAAATGCAACAAATTGAGGATGAATTAACACCTATAGGATGGTTCAATGATGGCACTGCCGAGGAACTTGTACTCCCCAATTTTTGATTCTTATAAATAATAGTATTAACTGGATATAAACTGGAAATACGTGGAAAATTATATAAAACTTTTGATGGAATTGTGTCACTCTAGCAAATATTCTCGTTGGTATATTGAGATAATTCGTAGGGGTAATTCTAGAATGATTGGGAATATTGCCGACAGTAAAAAGCACAATAAAAATCAGTTTGATTATTTAGAAGCACATCATATTTTACCTAAAATGCTGTGCAGTAATGCAGGTCAGAAAACTGATACTGCTAATTTTGCTTTATTGACACCAAGAGAGCATTTTATATGTCATTGGTTATTAACAAAAATGCTTATGGATTTTGTACATAAAGCAAAGGCATTGAATGCACTGGGTTGTATGTTTAGATCTTGTAAGAACCACTCAAGACATTTCCTAGAATCTAAAAGTAAGTTCTACAATAGAATTAGAGAAAATAATCCTAGTGGGATGAAGGGAGTAAAAAAACCAGAGGGGTTTGGAGATAAGGTGAGAATTAGAAACACTGGAGTTCGGTTATCTGAAGTTCACAAGTCTAGGGTATCTGCTAGCAGATTGATTGGAATGTCCAACGGAACTATTCCACCCCACCCCTGGAAAAATAAATCTGCTAAATCTATGATGACAGATGAAGAATATAAACTGTTTTTGCAGAATTGCAAGAAAAATTCATCGCATCCTGGAGAACTAAATGGGTTTTATGGCAAACACCATTCGAAAGAATCAATACAACTCAATCGGTTAAAACATACCGGAGTTTATTTAGTATTAGATAAGTATATTATTTCTGGAAAAGATTCTGTAATTGACGTATTAAAAGAAAATGGTTTCAAAACATCCCATGGTGCGGATCCCATTTGGAAAACTAAGTATCACAAAATAGGAAATATGTTTGATTTTATAAATAATAACATACAAATCAGTTCTAAGTGGATTGATATGATTTATAGGAGTACTTAAAAATGTTCAGTTTATCACCTGGCGTCACCGTAGTTGAAAAAGATTTCACATCCATTGTTCCTGCGGTCGCCACCTCTATTGGTGCGTTCGCTGGCCAATTTCAATGGGGTCCAGTTCTATACCCAGTCACAGTTTCCTCGGAAAATGTTCTAGTTCAGTTGTTTGGCCTACCAAATGATGAAACTGCACAATCATTTTTCACTGCTGCAAACTTTTTAGCATACACAAACAACCTAAAGTGCGTCCGTGTTGAGACAGATGGCCAGAGAAATGCTGTTGCCACTCAATCGGGTTCAGTAACTTCAATAGCCATTAATACCGGTGGTGGTGGTGGTGGTTATACTACAAACCCATTAGTCACTGTCACCGCGCCTAATATTACGGGGGGTACCCAAGCAGTTGTTACTGCTATTCGTCCTGTAGTAACTGGGACGATTGACGGCGATGAGTTGACTGTAACTGCAGTTACTTCTGGTACTTTGATTGTGGGAACTGTTATCACCGGCACTGGTGTTACTGCTGGAACTTCTATTACTGCTGTGTTAACTGGTACTGGTGGTATTGGAACATATACAGTTAGCGAATCTCAAGACGTTGCTACACCTACCACAATAACAGGAACTAATGTTTCTGTATTATCTATTGGTATTTCTGGATCTGGATATACTTCTGCCCCTATCATCACAATTGGCACCAATTGGACTGCTTCCACTTATGTTGCGGCGAACCAGCAAATTGCCACTGACGACTTTCTATATACTGTTACCGGTGCTGGAACTACTCATGCTTCTGTTGGACCCGATCATGAAAGCGGGATGGTAGTGAATGGAACAGCAGAACTGACATATGCTGGTCTACGCGCAACTGCCACAGCTGGAATTACTATCGGTGGGGTAAAAATTAAGAATGCTGATGACTATGAAAATAACTATGAGGCCGGACAAGGTGAATACGGCACATTTGCTGCAAAGTATCCTGGCACATATGGCAACTCCATCACTATCTCCATAGCAGATAGTGCTACCTTCAGCGCATGGGAACACCAAGCAAATTTTGCGCAGCCACCAGGTACATCTGACTATGCATCTCTCCGATCTGGATCTAATGACGAATTGCATGTAATTATTTACGAAACTCAAGGCAGCGAAACCGTAGTATTAGAAACATATTCATTCCTGTCAAAGGCATCTGATGCCAAGAAAACAGATGGATCCAATAGTTACTACAAAACAGTTATCAATAACAGTTCCAAGTATGTTTGGTGGACAGATCATCCAGTTTCTGGCACAAATTGGGGCACTGCTGCTGCTGGTGTTACATTTAATAATTTGTCATCGGAGCAAGCAACAGTTTCTCTATCTGGTGGTGTTAATGACTTTAATGCCATTGATGGAGATTTTATTGCTGGATACGGTTTGTTTGCCAATAGTGAAGAAATTGATATTAGTTTGATCATGTTGGGCAAAGCATCTACAACCGTGGCCTCACATGTTATCGAAAATATTGCTGAAGTCCGGTTAGACTGTATGGCGTTTGTATCCCCACACGATATTGAAAATGGCGATCCAATTAGATCAGGATCAGATGCAGCAGAGAAATGTATTGCCTATCGTGATGCTCTTGATGTAAGCACATCATATGCTTCTCTTGATTCTGGGTACAAGTATCAGTATGATCGTTACAATGACGTATATCGTTGGATCCCATTGAATGGTGATATCGCCGGTCTATGCGCCAGGACAGATAACACAAATGATCCTTGGTGGTCACCAGGTGGATTGAATCGTGGTCAGATTAAAAATTGTATCAAATTAGCATTCAACCCAGGCAAGACAGATCGTGATACGTTATATCAAGCAGGTGTTAATCCAGTCGTTACATTCCCTGGCAATGGCACTGTATTGTACGGCGATAAAACA